GAAAAATATCGAATTCGTGTCGTAAAAAGATAAAAAAAGCGGTATAAATAAAAACAGGAAACTTTTTGTGTTAAATAGTGGCTTCAAAGGCATTCAAAGATATCAACTTATCCTTCAAACGTCATCCTGTGACGAATGATTTGGTAGCGATAAGGAATGAAGATGCAATTAAGAAGTCTGTTAAGAATATTATTTTTACAATTCTTGGTGAAAAACCTTATTTACCTCTTTTTGGGTCAACATTAAATAGTTCTTTATTTGAATTAAATACAACTGTTAATCAAATTAGAATTACTGATGAAATTAAACAGGTTTTACTTAATTATGAACCAAGAATTGATAATGTCACAGTAACTGTTAGAAATGTAGTTGATTCTCATGAATTAGCTGCAACAATTCAATATGATATTACTGGACTCTCATCACCGTCACAATCAGTAGACGTAATTCTTTTACCAGCTAGAGTATAATGGCTTTCGGTCAATATGTAAATTTAGATTTTGATGATATTAAAGCGTCAATCAGAGATTATCTGAGGGCGAACACCAATTTCACTGATTATGACTTTGAAGGGTCAAACCTTTCAGTAATTATTGATGCATTAGCATATAATACATATATTACTGCTTATAATACCAATATGGCAGCGAACGAGTGTTTTCTTGATTCATCTACACTTCGAGAAAACGTTGTTGCTCTTGCAAGAAATATTGGTTATGTACCAAGATCAAAAAGATCATCGAGAGCAAAGATATCTTTTACTGTGAGTGACCTTTCCGAAGTATCAACTTTAACTCTAAATCGTGGTGTGGTATGTAATGGTGCTGGAAGAGGTTCAAACTACTTATTTTCAATTCCAGAAAGCATAACTGTTCCTGTCGTGGAAGGTTTTGCTAAATTTAATGATGTTGAGATTTATGAAGGAAGTCTACTTACAAATAACTTTACTGTTATCTCGGATTTAACAAATCAGAGATTTATTCTTGATAATCCCTCTATAGATACATCTACAATTAAAGTTACTGTAAAACCAACCGCATCTTCAACATCTTCAGTCACTTATAAACAAATTGACAACATTGTTGGAGTCACTTCAACATCAAATTCTTACTTATTACAAGAAATTGAAGATGAAAGGTATGAATTAATCTTTGGAGATAACGTAATAGCTAAAAAACTGTCAAATAATAACTTTATTACAGTAACATATATTACAAATTCTGGTAAAGATGGAAATGGAGCTTCTGAATTTAGTTTTATTGGAAATATTACAAATCAAGATGGTGGAGCGATAGATGCAAACAATATTTCTGGAGTCACAACCAGAGAAAAGTCGAGAGATGGTGATGAAATTGAATCTATCTCATCAATTAAGTATTATGCACCTCGAATTTACTCTTCTCAGTATCGTGCAGTCACTTCATCTGATTATGAGTCAGTTTTAGGTTACATTTATCCAAATGTAGAGTCTGTAACTGCTTTTGGTGGTGAAGAAATGAGTCCACCTCGATTTGGTAAGGTTTTTATTTCCGTTAAACCTCGAAATGGTGATTTTTTATCAGATGAGACAAAAAGAGAGTTAATTTCAAAATTAAAAAGTTATGCAGTCGCTGGAATTGTGCCAGAATTCATTGATTTGAAATATTTGTATGTTGAAGTACAAACAAATCCATATTACAACCCAAGTTTGAACGATAGACCAGATAGTTTGAAAACTGGCATCTCAAATGCTCTTACACAGTATTCACGTTCAATTGATGTTAATAAATTTGGTGGTAGATTTAAATATAGTAAAGCTGTGTCATTGATTGATAGTATTGATTCATCAATCACATCAAATATTACACTTGTATTAATCCGACGTAATTTAAAAGCGGTCATAGGTCAATTTGCTCAATATGAAGTGTGTTATGGTAATCGATTCCATACTCAAGAGAGTTCATATAACGTGGTATCAACAGGATTTACAATCGAAGGTGTTACAGGAACTGTTTACCTCGCCGATGAGGTAATTAATCGTGAAAAAGGTCGAATATTCTTCTTTACATACACAGAGGGTGGAACTCCAAGTATCGTAAAGAAAAATGCTGGAACAGTTGATTATATGCATGGTGAAATTCTTATAGATACTGTAAATATACTTTCAACAACAATTGAAAATAATGTGATTGAAATTCAAGCAATTCCTCACTCAAATGACGTTATTGGACTTCGAGATTTATATGTTAAGTTCGACATGACAAATACAACAATTAATATGATTCAAGATTTAATCGCATCAGGTGAAAATACGTCTGGATCAAGATTTGTTCATACGCATAGTTATTATACGCCAACATTTACAAGAAAATCAAATTCTCCAGTCTCAACAGCTGCAGCAATTCTTCCCTCAACAGCTTCTTCAACTGCAACCACCACAACAACAGGTGGAACTTATGCGACATCAACCACAACTTCATCAACCACAACTTCAAGTGGATCCTCATCATCTAGTTCTAGTTCTGGCGGCGGATATTAATGATAGACACCTCAATACAAAGAGTTGAAATCAATCAGGTAATTGAAAATCAGTTACCTGAGTTTGTGCAATCTGAAAGTCCACTTTTTGTGGATTTCATGAAACAATACTATATTTCACAGGAATATCAGGGTGGTTCCACAAATATTATTGAAAATATTGACAGATACACTAAATTACAAACATACGTTGGCGCTGCACTTACAGAATACACTGGATTATCTACAGATACTCAATCATATTCATCTACAATCTTTGTAGACTCAACAAAGGGTTATCCTAGTAAATATGGATTACTCAAAATTGATGATGAAATTATTACATATACTGGCATTGGAACAACTTCATTTACTGGTTGTGTTCGTGGATTTAGTGGTATAACAAATTTAGATCAACCCACAAGAAAAGATCTTGTTGAATTTAATACTTCAACTGGTGTTGCACATACAGGCGGAACTAAGGTTCATAATCTATCAAATCTTTTTATTCGTGAATTTTTTAATAAATTAAAAACAACTTACGCTAGTGGATTTGAAAATCGTACTTTAGATAGTGATTTAGATCAGGTTAAATTTATTCGTCATGTTAAAGATTTCTATAAAACAAAAGGAACTGAGGAATCATACAAGATTTTATTCAGAGCATTATATGGTAAAGAAGTTAATATTATCAAACCATCGGAATTTTTAATTAGACCATCTGATGCAGATTATGGATTTGCACAGGATTTTGTAGTTAAAGCGATTACTGGTGATCCTCGTAATTTAAAAGGTTCTACACTTTTTCAAGACTCTGATGAGGATGATGCCAATATTCGTGGTGCCTCTGGTGCGATATCTGATGTTAAAGATTTTTTATATGGTGGAGAACACTATTATCAAATTAGTGTGTCACAAAATTCAATTGATGGTAACTTTGTAGTTCCAGGCAGAACTCGAATTGTTGATCCTGTATCAATTGGTGCAACTGTAATTACAGTTGATACTACAGTTGGATTTCCTACAAGTGGTTCCTTATCATTACCGACAGCGAGTGTTGCTGGAGTTGTAACTTATACAGATAAAACTGCAAATCAATTTGTGGGAGTAGACACAGCTCGTGATGTTTTAAATGTTGGTGATGATGTTAGATATAATAATGTTGCATATGGTTACTCTTTTGCAAATACAACAAATAAAATTAAAGTTTTAATTACAGGTGTTTTAAAAGATTTTCCAATACCTGATGAAACTTTTTACTTTAACAAAGGAGATAAAGTTAGAGTAGGATCATTTGGTATTAATAAAAGTTCAGATGATGTTAACTTTGGGTCATATGTTTACAACGTTGCTGTTAAATTTACTCCAAAAACAGTTGTAAGACAATCAAGCACTAGTTTTGTAATTAATACTCTTTCTGATCATGGATTTTTAGAGGAAGATGCAATTGAAGTTTTAGATGGTCAATCTACTTTGGTTGCAGTAGGACGTGTTTTAAGTGTTGTTAGTAATTCAACTTTAATATTAGGTGATTTACCTGGCATTGCTGAAAACAATTTTGGGTTTATTCGTAGAAGAATAAAGAGAGGAAATAGTTCACTTCATGACAATATCACAAAATATACAACTGATATTCAAAATGTTTATGACCATGACAGTGATAATAAATTTGCATTACCTCCACATCCTCATGCGTACGTTGCCGCACCATCTATTCCAAGTTTAGGTAATGAACCTATAGTTGCACCAGATCGTTCTGTAACGTGGACTGGCGCCACTGGCGGTGACGTTATACAGTTGATACAGGTTACAGAGGGTGCAGCAGATCATGGATTCTATTCTGGAGAAGTTGTTACATATAACGCAATTAGTGGTTTCTTAGGACAATTGATTGATGGAAAAAATTATTATGTAAGTCGTATAGATTCTAACAATATTCGTCTCGCAAACTCTTTACCAGACTTAGTAAACGGTGATTTTGTAGATGCAACTGGAGATGGAACATTTAAAATCTCAGTTCCTGACCTTGCGAATAAAAAACTTGAACATCAGAAATTATTGAAGAGATTCTCTTTGAATCCAGTATTTGATGGGGCGAGGCGTGAGACAGCGCCAGGCACCACTGGCATGCTTGTAAATGGTACGGAGATATCAAACTATAAGTCAGGTGATGTTATATTTTTTGGTGGTGTTGAGACGATTGATGTCTTAGAAGGTGGTTCTCAATATGATGTAATTACTCCTCCAACAGTGAGTCTAGAGAGTTTAACTGGTGCTGGTGTGAGTGCAACAGCAAATGTAAAAGGTCAATTTGAAAGAATTGATATTACAGATCCAGGCTTTGATTATGTTGCACCACCTACCATAGAAATTAGTGGTGGTAATGGAAAAAATGCGATTGCAAGATCGAGATTGAAACAAGTTGATCATTTCATGGATTTTGATGCATCATCAACAGGTAATATAATTAGTATATCAGAAGATACAATAGGTTTTGGAACATTTCATAAGTTCCGTGATGGAGAAGCTGTAATCTATAAAACATTTAATACTGGTGCGATTGGTATTGCAAGTGCTGGTATCACTACAACTTTAATTCAAGAAACACCAGATCAAAGACTCGTTGATGAATCTGTTTATTTTGTATCCAAAGTTAACAATACAACAATCAAACTTGCAAATAATCAAAATGATGCGATAACCAAATCAAACTTAATCAATCTTACTGGTTTTGCTGATGGTACACAAAGATTTCAAAGTTTAAACAAAAAATTTGTTTTAGGTCAAATTATTATTGAAAACCCAGGCGAAGGATATGAAAATAAAAGAAGATTAGTCCCCACTGCTGGAATCAATACATATTCAGATTTTATTGAATATAAAAATCATGGATTTGCTGATGGAGAATTAATTCGTTATTCAAATAATCAAGTTAAGGTTGGTGGCTTAGATACAGACCAAGATTATTATGTTTTAAAGATAAGTGATGATCGTTTTAGACTTGCATCTGCTGGTATTGGAAGCACTCTATCAAATTTAAATTATATAACAAAACAATTTGTTGGAATGACTTCAGTTGGTTCTGGAGACCATGTATTTAATTACCCTCCAATCACTGTTACAGTTAAGGGGACTGTTGGAATTAATACGGTATCTCCAGAGGATTATCATGCAAAAATTAATCCGATTGTAAGAGGTTCTATTACATCAATAAATGTTGAGAATCCTGGCCTTGGATATGGAAACGAATCTACATTTAACTTTAGTATTCCACCTCAAGTTAGAGTTTCTTCTGGTTCATCTTCAGAATATAAAGCAATTGTTGTAAATGGAAGAATACAATCTGTAATTGTAACTCGTTCTGGTGGTGAGTACACATCTGCTCCTGATTTAGAAATTTTAGGTGATGGAGTTGGTGCAAAGATTATTGCATCAATTAATAATCAAACAGTTAATTCAGTAATTGTTGACAATGGTGGAGTTGGATATTCAACTGCAAGTGTCAGTGTTCAAGAGGTAATTCCTGGCTCTGGTGCAATATTCTTACCAAAAATTAAATCTTGGGCGGTTAATAATGTTAAAAGATATGAAGACATATTCTATGATGATGATGGATTCTTATCAAGAGGTGATAATGATGAGGGAATTAAATTTACTTCATTCTATGCTCCGAGAGGACTTAGAAAAATTTTAAAACAAAAAAATAGTGATGGAACGATTGATTTTACGTCAAATGATCTAAACATTTTAAACAATGCAGAACAACTATCTTTGAGTCACTCACCCATAATTGGATGGGCATATGACGGCAATCCAATCTATGGCCCTTATGGATATGCTCGTAAAGATGGTGGTACTGTGCAGATTATGAGATCTGGTTATTCTCTTAAAACGACAAGAGAGAATGGCCCTCCAATATCCACATTTCCACTTGGATTCTTTGTAGAAGATTATGAATATCTTGGTAATGGTGATTTAGATGAAAATAACGGTAGATATTGCATCACTCCAGATTATCCGACTGGTACTTACGCTTATTTTGCAACAATAAATCCAAGTGAAAATGAGACTGGTGGAACATTTAAAAATTTCCGTTCTCCTGTATTTCCATATTTAATTGGAAATAGTTATGCTGCGAAACCAGATGATTGGAACTTTATTGAAACCAATAATCAGGATTTAGATTTAAATACTTTAAATCTTCGTAGAAATACAAATCCTTATAAAATTGAGGGTTCTGGTGTTGATTATGAGGGCATCCATGATAGTCGAAAACTAGTTGATCAAGAAATTGATGTTAATTATGCATCAGCTGGTCGAATCAATCAATATGAAATATTAAGTGCTGGTTCTGGATATCAAGTTAAAGATGACCTTCGGGTTTTGAGTTTAGATAAAGGAAATGGTTTCTCAGGTGAAATATCAAGAGTAGAAGGTCAAGAAATTGTATCAGTAGCGTCAACCGTAGTTAAAATTGAAAATTTAGTATTTACATATAATAATTCAAACGGAAAAGTCACAGGACTTTCATCACAACCACATGATTTAGTTGTTGGTGATATTGTTAATATTTCTGGACTTTCTACAGACACTCTAAGAAGACTGGATGGAAGACATCAAATAGGATTCAATACATCATTCCTACAATTAAACACTGGTATTGGAACAACAGGCACAACTGGTATTGTTACTACTATCTCAGTAACTGGTGATTTATCTAAAAATGGAGTTGTTGCAAATGATGTTTTAGGTATTGGAACAGAGAGGATGTTAGTTCTAAATGTTGATAACGTTAATGATAAAATTCGTGTAAAGAGACAATTTGATAATAGAATAGGATATATCCCATCAACGGTTGGTATTGCACATACAAGTGCATCTGTAGTAACTAATTTAAATCGTACTATCACATTTACATTAGGTATTAATACTGATATACAAACAAGAGTTAATGTTCCATATTACTTTAATCCAATTGAAAGTGTTGCTTTAGGTGAATCTGCTGGTGTTGGTATTGGTTCAACAATCAAATACTCATTTAAAGTTGTTGGTGGTGGAACCACGGAAAGATTCATTCCATCTCAAAATATATTCTTACAAGATCATGGATTTGTAACTGGAGAGAAACTTATATATTCCAGTGATGGTGATACAACATTAAAAGTATCAAATGGTATAGGTCAAACATTTAATTTAACTAACAACTCTCCAGTATTTGCAATTAGAGGTGGTAGAGATTTACTTGGAATATCTACAAATCCATTAGGTATTGGATCCACTGGGGGAATTGCTGGTATTGGTTCAACTGCATATCAGTTGTTCTTTAAAGATCATGGAAGTGGTAGAGTTCATAGTTTTAAACCACAAAGGGCTGAGATTACTGGTTTTGCAGAAAAAGTAGTTGGAACCGTGGTTTGTAAAGAGGCACATAATTTACAAGCAAATGATCGTGTTAATTTATCTGTTACACCAGGCATAACAACATCTTACTCAATTCAATTTGATGATGTTACCAGAAGAACATTTATAAATCCAATTAATTTTGGTGCATCTGCTGTTGATACAACATCTAATACAATCACACTCGTTAATCATGGATACAAAACTGGAGATAAAGTTATTTACAAATCTTCTAATACAATAACTCCACTCTTAAATGATTTTACTTACTTTGTAGTGAGAATCGACAAAGATACATTTAGATTATCTGAAACTTCCTTTAAATCTAAAAAAATAGTTCCAGATGTTATATCTTTTACATCAACTGGATCTGGACATACAATTGCTTTAATAAATCCACCAATTGAATTAACTCGTGGATATACAGTTGGATTTGCAGTTTCAGATACATCTTTAACTCAAGTGATATCTGGAAAGAGAAGAGAAGTATTTGATTTTGAATTATTCAAAGATACAAACTTCACAAGCCCATACTTTAATAATGACGAAGACTCTGGATTCCAAGTGGTTGGTGTTGGAACAGTTGGTGTATCTACAACCGCAAGAATCGATCTCACTTTAACTGACAATACTCCATCAGACCTATATTATAAATTAACACCTGTTAATTTAGGTATTAATGCGCCCACAAAGAGAGATCCGATTGTTGATACTGATGTTATCAACTATTCAAGTTTAAAGATATCAGATAGCACTTACAATGGCAGTTATGTAATTACAGGAATTGGAAGCACTACATTTTCATTCGTACTACCATCTCAACCAGAAAAAGATGGATATACAAAAAATGAAGCGACAATCTTAAAATATAATACATCTTCCACAACTGCTACTGGTTCTATTAATGATATTAGAATTATATCAAAAGGAAGAAACTATCTTAACATTCCTGTTGTAACTTCAATTGGATCAACACTTGGAGTTGGTGGTGTGGTTAGATTGAATAGTAATGAAACTGGTAGATTAAGAAGATATACAATCAAAAACTTAGGATTTGATTATTCAGCAGATAAAACAATACAACCATCTGTGCAGTTACCACAGATATTAAGATTAGATCGATTATCCAAAATAAGTAATATTGGAATTAGTTCTGGTGGTAAAAATTACATGGAACCACCAACTATTGTTGTTATTGATCGTGTAACTGGATCAGTTAAAGATGAAGTTATAACTGAGAGTGAATTACAAGGAACATCAGTATCTAAAGTTAAACTTTTAAGAAATACTAATTCTCTTTATGGCACTAACCCAAGAATTATTCCAACCAATAATAACAATGGTATTAGAGTTAAAGACTTATCATTTACTAGTGGAACTAATCTTGTAACATTAACTCTTGAAGGAACATATACCTCATCAACATATCCATTTGAATTAGGTAAAAAGGTTTTTGTCGAAAACATTGGTATTGGATCTACAGGAAGTGGTTATAACTCATCAGACTATAACTATGAACCATTTACAATTACTGGAGTAAATACAAACCCAGGCGGAGGAAATGCAACTGTATCATACAATTTAGATAGATCTGTTACAAGCCCAGGCATCTTTAGTGGGCCCTCATCATCTGGACAAGCGATACCATTTGAGAATCTCGCTGCATTTAATATTAGTGTAGAGACGAATCAATTTAGTGTTGGAGAAACTGTAAGTACAGGTGATAAAGAGGGAACTGTTGTTGCATGGAATGAGAATAATAAGTACCTCAAAGTTCTTTCAAATGATACATTTAATGTTGGAGAATCAATTAACGGTGCATCCTCTAAATCAATTGCAATAATTGAACAGACCACTAAATTTAATTCAGTATTTAATATCGATTCAGACTCTGAATTTAGAAGTGGTTTCCGTAAAGAAACTGGAAAATTAAGTACAGAATTACAAAAATTAGCTGATAATGATTATTATCAAACATTTTCATATTCATTGCAAAGTCCAATTGATTATGATACATGGAAAGACCCAGTAAACAGTCTCGGTCATGTTGTTGGATTTAGAAATTTTGCAGATGTAAGTATTGTTTCAACTGCATCAACCGATGACAAGAATCGAAGAAATGCATCTGTTGGAGTTTCATCAGCTGTTGCGGTTGTTGTTGCTGATTTAGTAAGTGAGAACGAATCTTTACATAATTCTTATGATTTTGATTTAGTTACAGAGAATTCTAAAAATATTTCTGGAGTATTTGCTTCTGATGAAATTAATTTTAGAAATAAAATTTTAACTGACTATATTGAATCTAGAACAAACAGAGCAATTTCAGTTGATAGTGTAAGTTCTCAGTTTAACGATTTACCTCGTGCTACTGCATTCTCTGATGTTTTTGACTTTAATATCAATGAAGTCGATGCAGCTAAGTTTTATGTGTTACTTTTTGATACTAGATTTTCAGGTGAAAAAGAAATAATTCAGGTCAATCTAGTTCATGATGGTTCTATCGGTTACATGATGAAGTTTGGTCGTGTTGAAACATCAATTGATCTTGGTGATTTTGATTTTGCAATAGACGGAGTAATTGGAAATTTAAGATTTGCTCCTGCTAAATCTAAATTCAATAACTATTCATTAAGAATATTTGCACAAGAAGTATTTAAAGATACAAAACT